AACTTTAATAAAATCATTACCATCATCATATACCCTTGCAGTTTGTACCATAGGGTCACGCAATGTAATTTGATCGATAACTTCGTTAGGATCTGAGCCTGCCGCAACTAATCCAAAGTTACCATTTGAATTAGAACCGTTAAGTGATCTAATTTGTGAACCATTGTTTGCCATGTATGCCGCATGACAATAGTAAGTGAATGTTGAAACTTGTTCAGTCAATGCACCATTGTTAACTACAATACCATATCCTAAATCATTAACCTGTGTGTAGTCATTTGCTAACATTGAAGTATTACCAGCGGACTGTAATACAATATCAGTGAAGTCAGCCAGTGTAAATCCATTTCCATCACCTGATGTTGGATTCAAGAATAGTGTTGCTGTACCTGCCGCTTGGTCATAATTTGTTACAGCATCTACTTGGTAACGTATTCCTTGTATGTAGAACGGAGCAGGTGTTTCAGGACGTCTTTGTCTAAGTCCACTACCTACACCACTTGACACATTTAGTGTAAATGGATCATCTTTGCTTATAACTGTCATAGTTAAGTTAGAAGTAAAGTTATCAATATACATACCACCAGCAAATACTTGTTTGTTTTGTGATCTACTAAATGATCCACAAACCTGTACGTATGGTGATTTAATTAAAATTTGTCCGTCTGGATCAAGTACCTGTGCAAACCCACCGTGTCCTTGCATTGTTACGTTCATGATTCTGTTAGCATCATTCATCATGAATACATCTATTTGATCATTGTTCTTAGGTGGATTATAATTCGCATCAAAAGCAAATTTAACACAATCTATTAATGCATTATGATTTGTTAAGGCATTCGCTTCTGCTACTGCATCAGTAGTAATATTTTGTGCTACTGTACTTTGTCTACTATCTGCAAATGCTGTTTTTGCTAATACTGCCGCGCCAATTGTTTTAATGTAATTAATTGCATCTGCTGTTTCAGTTTCTTGACCTGTAACTGCACCAGCATAATAGGCTGTCTGATTAGCAAGTGAACTTACTCTACCGCCAACTTTAAGGTCTGACATAATACCGTCAATAATCAAACCTGTATCTCTACGGCATTTACTTTCGTTAAATGCTAATGAAGGATACGTTGCATTAATGTATGCAATAGTTTCTTCAACAATAAAATCTTTGTTATAACTTATAATTTCTGCGGCAAATGGAAAATTACCTGGATTGTTTTGACCATCAGTACCAACGTTCATTGCTTTAGTTGGATCAACAGTATAATGATATCCATAACGTGGATCAACAAGGTCTGGTAAGTTTGCTAAACCATTTGTAACAACATCAACAATGCTATCCATTAAAGTTTCAACTCTTGTTATATTTGCTGAACTTGCCTGGTTTGCACTATCTGTTATTTGTGATGTTACACTTTGTAATGGAGTGTATGCCACTTGAGGTAAAATATATTGTGTAACAATTTCTTTAGTTTTGTTTAGAGCCGCCGCTGTTTGTGCTTCTTGGCCGTTAATTAAACTTGTAGTACCACTGTAATACTTAGAAGCATTTTCGTAAGTTTTAGCATTACCATTATACTTTATATCGTGTGCAATACCATCAAGTATGATTCCTGTGTCTCTTTCGCACTTGGCCGCATTGTAAGTAAAGCCTGCCCAAATGCCTTGTCCACCCGCAATCTGTGCTTCAATCCAAGCAATGGTTTCATCTTTAACAAATTCTTTGTTGTCATTGATAAGTGCTACTGCACCTGGATTGCCTGAAGGCAATAAATCTAAGCCATCAAAGTTTGCATCTCTGTAGAAATAAGTGTTGATCCATTTTGATTGTGATCCTCTACGTGCTGGTCTAATTTGACAACGTCTAAAGTCTGTACCTTTGATTGAACAGTTTGCAGGAAGTTTAATAGGAAAGTCTTCATAAAATATTCCTGATTCTACATGAATACAAATTTGTGCTGTTCTTGTAAAGTTACCGTATTCATATTTTTCATCTGTTCTAAATGTTGCTGGTTCAATAAGAGCAACACGAAGTTCATCTGTATTTGCCCCTCTTGCATATTTTACAATACGTCCTAACGCACCCGATGTTTTACCTCTAAGAATTTTTCCTGGTAATATATCAACATTGTTTGGAGCACCTTGGTCAACATAACCTTGTCCACCATTGGTTACAGTAAGTGTGACTGTGCTACCTTCAACAAGTGCAGTTGTATCAAGAACTGAAAGACCATTTGTTATAATATTTGTTGTAATATCAATTTTTGCCAATACTGCATTTCTTACTGTAGAACTTACTGTTTGGTTTGTATCAATTGTTTGTGTTAATCCATCTGTATTTCTTACAGGTGCAACTGTTCCATTTTGTAAAATGATATTAATAATTGCTTTACCATAATTGATTCCTGCAAGTGTTTCTGTTAATTGAGTTGTTCTTGCTATTTGTCCACTTACAGAACTAAAGTATCTTTTACCTGCTTGGATTGCATGAAAGTTTGCATTCAAGCCATTTTCAATATCAATTGCTAATCCTTCAACAATGTAACCCATGTCTCTTGCACAGGTTGCTTCAGTATATTGAAAGTCAGGATAAGTTGCGTTTATGTATTCAACAATTTCTTTTTTAATAAATTCTTTGTTTGCTCTAATTAGGTTTGCCGCTGGAACTCCGTCAGCATGAACAGATGTAATTTGTTGTCCTTGTATGATTGAATCAACTGAGCCATTAGTATGTGTAACTGTTTGTACATAAGCACCTGGTTCTAACGGACTTGTTTCTATAATTTCTTCTGCTTTTTCACAGGCTTTTGCAACAGACTTGTATGCAAATTGTAAACTACGTCCTTCTTTACCTACAGGTGAAAAACGTTGTTCATCGTCTCCGTCTGTTCTTACATATAAATCAACAATTGAAGTAAAACTTGAGTTGTCAACATAAAACTTAGATGCGGCTTGTAAATCATCAATATCATTTGGTGTGCCGCTTCCTGCAAGGTTGCCTGGATGATCATGCAAGTATAATGCACCTGTCATATCGTCACCTTGACGTCTTACAGTTGCACTCCTTGGCATTGCTTCAGTTGTTAAGTATGTTCCGTATAAAGCACTATCATATTCACTGTCTACTAATGTATGAGTACCACCCGGATTACCTGCCGCTCCTTGGTTAGCAGAAATTTTATTTGTTCCTGCAATAGCATCTGCTGATGTAGGGTGTAAACTAATTTGGTTAGCATTTACAAATCTTGCATAATAAATTGTATTGTCTACAAGATTGGCCGCCGCAGATCCACCTGACACACTGTACTTAAATCCAACACCATTAATATTGTGATCATAACCATGACTTGCAATAATTAAATTGTTGTTAATAAAACTACCAATGGCTTTTGTATATTCTGATCCATCAGCAGGTTCTGATCTCATTCTGTTTGGCAAACCTTTTCTTTGATATGCCATATCATTGTATTTTTTATCTGCAACTAAATCGTGTACTTGAATTTGAGTGCTGTGAGTTGTGTTAAAATCTGTTGCCGCTTGATCTGATATAGGACCAATGTTACCAAGTGTAAAGTTACCTGAACCATTTAAATAACCACCAATTGTTGGCTGTAAATCTGAACTGATAGCACCACCACTGTTTGTAATAACAAGTTGGCTTGGATCTGTGTTATCAATTAAAATACCTGTTCCGCCAACTATGTTTTTCATTAATAGTTCTGCGCCAGTGTCACTGGATACAGGAATTTTATTAGATCCTAATTCGTCTGGTGTGTCTGAAAGTGCTGTAAATCTAATTGTGCCTCCTTGTCCAAACACAGCATACAGTTCGGAAAAGTTCTCATTAGTTTTGCTAAACGCATCTCTGATACTATCACCAGTTGCGTCATTACCTTCAACACCAATGTTAATATTTTTTCTTGGCATATTTTACCCCTAAAATCCTATTGATTCACCACAACCACAACTTGACGTTGAAGCAGGGTTTTCTATTGTGAAGTATGATCCAAATACTTCCTTCTTATAATCTATTGTACTACCTAACAGGTACATAACACTTGTACCGTCTATAGCGAACTTTCCAGTCGGCAAATCAATAACTTCATCATCATCTTTTGCAGACCCATCTAATGACCAATCATACTTGAATCCTGCACAGCCTCCGCCCTTCATTGCTAAACGTACCACTCCTTGCTTTTGTTCAGTAAGCATTTCGCACATACGTTCTTTGGCATTGTCTGTTAGTTCTACAACTGCTGTCATTTTAAGTTCCTTCTATGTTATTTATTAAATATTTTATAATCCGAATGTAATCAGGTAAATACTTATATGTTTTTAAGAACAGAACAAGAAGTTAAATGGTACGTTAGGAAGTCTAAAAAGGGAAAAACGCACCCTTATAAACGTGTAAAGACTGTGGTAATATTCGAGTGTGATGATTGCCACAATGAATTCAAACGTGATAAAGGAAAAGTTGATCCTAAAAGATTAGATAATGCATACAATCATGTGTGTTCAGATTGCAATCCTAAGCGTTTCGCACAAAAGAAAGGCGTCGAGCAAAGACGCAAACTAAACACACCAATTGATTCGTTAGTTACTATTGATCAGTTATAATTATTTTTCTGATTTCCAAATAGTCCATGCGCCATAGGCTATGGCCGCATATGCTAATAAACCTGCAAGAGGTTTAGCAATTAGCACGATAATACCAAATGCAATAAGAACTGCACCATCCCATGATGTTCTTTCTTTAAATGCTTCTGATACCCATCCTTTAAACTTATCTAACATATTACTCTCCTTATCCGTTTAGTGATTTCAAATGTTTGTGAAGTTGATTAACTAACTTATCTTTGGTTAGTCTTTTATCAAGTTCAAGACCATTCTTTCTTCCGTTTGCTTCTAATTCAGCCTTAGTCAATTTTTTAAGATCTGCTTTAGAAGGAACAAGAAGTAATGGTTTCTTTTGTGCAACATGATCAGAAAGTTTTAAACCTTTCTTTTTTTCTGTTGCTCCAAAAATTTTCTTAATCCAATTTAACACATTATTCTCCTTTAGTAAGTGTAATTACACCGCAAGCCAATCTGTCACCAGCGTTTCCGGTTTTCAAAGACTCAGCGTCACCACCCTTGCCTAAATCATCTTCATTTTCGTGTATTACTATTGCTCTACCAACAATACTACGTTCGCCAATTAATTCAATTCTTTCTGCTTTTATAGTAAACTCTGCAACCCCGTCTGAGTTTGCTTCAACGTTACCAAGATCACCGACATGGCCGTTTTCAAGGTCGCCATGCTCTACATTATCTGGATTGTAATGTGCGCCAGCACTTTCACAACCATTAGATAGATCGCCATATTCATGAACATGAAATCCATGAAGTCCTTCGGACAAACCAGTTATCCTACCCTTTATAAGAGTAGCAGTGCCTGGCTTCTGCATGAAAAGTATAGTTCCTTTAACCTTATCAGAATGGACTAAATCACAAACTGCGGTTACTGCTTCTTCAGATTCAACTATTTTATTCAGGCTTTCGCACTGACAAGTTCTTGATTTTGTTCTTTCACAGGCTTTGAATTGTTTAAATCGCATACAGTATTTAGCGAATATTCACGTAGGTTTTCACTCGCAAGATTCTTGTGTTTAGACTCTACCATAATATCTGCATATTCATTAAACTGTAGAGCCCAATCATTAACTGCGTTATTCCACATCATATCGCTATGGGCTCGTAGTTTTGCTTTTTTAAAACCTTGTTCAAGTAGTTCATCCATGTTAGGCAAAACGTTAGAGTCATGTCCGATAAGCAAGTCTTCTCTTGATACAGAATAGTGTATGACCGGACGAACACCTCGCCACGAATCTATTATGCGAGAAAATCTATCGTCGGTGGGCTGAATATATTCTCCACTGCGTACCCAGTGGTGGTGTATGTCAAGAACGAGTGCGAGTTCGTTGACAAGTTCAAGCGAGGCTTCAATGCCCCACGACATCTCGTCATTCTCAATAGTAATGCAGTTTCGTGCCTCTTGAGATAATCTTGGGAGGACTGCTTTGATACCGGCTGGACCCTTACGGCCGGAGATATGGACGTTACATTTAAAGTCTTGGAAGGATTTGCCGTAGCCCATCCATCTGATGCAATCAACATGATATTCAAACTCCTCTATACTTCTATTTACTATATCTTCACTTTCAGATGCCAACACAGTAAACTGACCAGGATGCATTGAAAGTCTTACATCTAACTTTCTTGCAAGGTCACCAACTGGTGCAAAATGCTTTTCGCAATATTCTCTAACATCAGGCTTACGCCAGAAGTAACTCCAAGTAGGTTCTGTGTATACAGGAAGAACATCACTGCCAAGCCTAACCATTCGTAATTCATTAGGCAAACTTCCTACATATCTAATTAAGTTTTCATAAGACTTAATGTTGTGTACCATGATGTCCCATAACCTTTGTTCTGCGACTTCTTTTGTTTGTCTATTGAGCCATGCAACTGTAGTGCTTCTTGTATTCAATGGACGTTGTATTTCCTCAAGAAGTTTTTTCTTCTGAGTCTGGTCAGGGTGCATATATTTGCAGGCAAAGCCTATACGTTTTGTCATGCTATAATTATACTATCTTTATTTGGGTAAGTCAAGTTTATTTCCAATTTTCTCTACACCATTCATCCACGCAATTATGAGGGTGTGGTTCACCGTGAAATACTGCAACACTTGTTTGTGGTAAAATTTTTGGTGCACCTGGAATAGCAAAGTTCCTTACACCGTTTATTCTCGTCATTTCAGGTTTGCCACGCATTTCCCATTTATAACTTTGTATCCATTCATCTGGCCAAAATGCAAAGTCTTTTTGGACTTGAGAATATATCCAATCTTGATCTCCGTGCATTCTTTTTGTAGCGGCAAATTGTTGTTTTTCAAATTGATCCCATACCTGCTGTTGCATACCGCTTGTTAATCTAAAAACACTACTGTTCATTTTCTTCCAGTCTGGTCTTATGTGCCTATTGAAGTCTTTGCATATCGCAAATAAATCTGGTTGGTATGAAAACAACTTATCAATATTTTGAAATATAATAACATCAAGATCAAAATACAAAATGTTACCTTGTATAGGAAGATCTCTGTTAAAAAAATAAGGCTTGTACCACCAACCTGAAACTGGAAATTTAGGCAGTGGTAAACACCTTACTCCTGCTTGTATGTTTGCACTATTGTCTGTGAAACACACAAACTCGTATGGAACTGTGGTATTTCGTTTGACCATGTTAGCCAAAACGTTTACATAATCCGCACTATACTTGTCGCCCCACTTAAGGCACACAACATAGTTTTTCATATTAACCCTCGTAGATTGCTGAGTTGGCGCCATGTTCATAACATTCGACGCTCTTTACATACACTGTTGGATTCAATGCTTTTCCACTTTTTTCTGCTTTAAGTAATATGTCAGCCATTTTAAAATATGCCAATTCTGCAAAACGTTCTGCACCTACACCAGGAATAACTCTTACTTCAGCAAGTCCTTTTTCTCCTAATGCTACTAATTCATCTTTCATTGGATCATCTTGTGCAACAACTAATTTGTGATCGAACATATCTTCCAACCAATTTTTAAATTCTTTAAGGCCTCCAAAGTCCATTACCCAGTTTCTGTCATCAAGTTCATCACAACCAAAAACAAGTTTAAATCCTAAACTGTATCCGTGAATCAAAGAACAATGTGAGTGTGTTGCACCCCATTGTCTAAATGAGCATGACAATCCTCTATCATTACCATAATTTTTTGTACTATAAAATTTTCCCATAATTTTCTCCTACTGTTATATGAGCGGCAGAATTAGAAGGGTTGACGCTAAGACCTTTGTTAAACATACTGTATATTATACAGAATTTATTATTCTTTGTCAACCGGTAAATGACCATAATGATGCATTTTGGCGGCAACAAGTGGAATCAATTTCTTACGCATTGAATTGAAACTGACAGTGATACGTTTTTCAGTTTGATTTGGATCTGTTCTATGTTCAAGCCAACTTGGAAATATCAATAGTAAGCCAGTTCTTGGTTTACAACTTGCAAAATAACTGCTATAAGGATTTTGTTCTTCAAAAACATCATTCATTCTTAAAGGGCGTAGAGGTGATTCAAAAATTAATGGACAACTGTCATCATCTACATACGGATAAAATGCACCACTAACTACACTTCCTTCGTGTCTGTGCTTGTCTACTTGTCCATCTTTACCAATTACATTGAACCAACTTGTGCCTAAAATGCTTTCTTCAAGTCCTGCACTTTTGCAATATAAATCAATACAGTTTTGTATATCTGCTCGTAGTTTACTTAGATCCTTGTGAAATAAAAACTCTTCATCGCCATTTATAAAACTGCTTTTGCCCTTTAGTATTAAAGCATGATCTCCAGTGTCCCAGTTATCAATTAATTCTAAACACTTTGGAATTTCTGCATGACCAGATAAATCAAATGCACTTACCAACGTAGGAAACAAAGCAAGATCTTCTTGATTATACATTAACCATTTCCTCTAATTTGCTTAATTCATAAAATGCAACATTCTCTTTTTTCCAAGTATCTGGCATTTCCCAGTCTTTGTTGTTGAATATTCTAAATTGTTTTTTAGGATAATGTTCAAATAATTTTGAAATTTGATGAATCCAAAAACTTGGATCTATTGGTTTGCTTTCTGCAGATTCATAGTTTCTTGTACCTTTAAAAATATTATTGACAGTATTTGTTTTGCTAAACAAATCAAAGCCTACAAGATCTATAGTTTCATCTTCCTTACTTAATATACAGCCGATGTAAACTGCATAAGGACCACTACCCCAATGAAATGCTTGATCTCTTTTTTCATCTGTGTTATACCAAAGTCCTGGTACAACATTTATATTGTGTTTACCACCGAATTCTTCTACCCAGTCTGGCCTTGTCCAAATACCTGATTTAAGATTCACGTATTTACTTAAAGCCTCTCTGACCATTCTACGATCACAACAAACAATGTGTCGTACTTTCCATTCTCGAAAAATTGCATTACAGCCTACTTTTTCGCCTGGTAAATCATCTAATCTAATTGTTTTTCGACTTTCGCCGTTACCTATTATGAGCATACTATATTTAATAAATACATATAACGATAGGAAAAATACTGGTATGCCAACAGCAATTCATGATATATTTAGGTTTATAAAACTCTACTCGCCAGACGGCACAACACTCGAACATACACTTGAAGCAGATAGTGTAAGTGATGTATTAAGCATACGTAGAGGAGACGGTGTAAGTTGGAATCTTCCAACTGTTTCACCAAGCACTAATATTGCTGTTACTGTAGGCACAAATACAGGAAACAACCAAATACAAGGTGCATATTACTTAGACGGCATAGAACGTAATTCTATTGCACTTGTAAAAGGTAGAGAATATATCTTTGATCAAAGCGATAGTTCAAATGCTTCATTTGGTGGTTACTTACACCCACTAACATTTAGTAACACAGTTGATGGCTCAATAAGTGGTGCTATTCAAGGTGTAGAATATGATGATGGTATTACATACTTAATTGATGATGCTCCAGTATCTAAAGCAAATTACAAACTTAATTTTACAACATCTACAAACAGAAAAGTCAAAGTATTAGTGCAAGACGAAGCACCTAACACTTTTTACTATAATTCACATGATAACATAAATCAAGGTGGTACTATTACTACATCGCCAGGTAATGATATTATGATGATTGATGTTGATTATAGTTTAGACGTTCCTCCAGGAACAACAAGAGTAGAACTTACAGATGTAAACGCGGCGACAACAGGTGTTGATTTAAGTGCGGCAGGCGGCATTACACTTACAAGAAAAAATGGCAATGAAATTGAAATTGGTTCATTTGCTGTTGCGGAAATAGACACACTACACACTGTAACAACAAGAAATTCTATTACAACTAATAAACTATATATGGAAGATCTTGAAGTAGGAGATGTTCAAAGTGCAACAGAAGATGGATTTGTTTCTCCTACATCAGAATTTTTAGGTACTGGTACGTTAGGTAATGCACTTAGACTTGCTATTAATGAAAGAGAAATAACATCTAACACTGTTACAAAAACTTTTGCATTTACGTCTAAACCAGCAAAAGGTATTTTAAATTACACAGTTGGTTTTCAACTTGGAAGTGATGCAACTGCAAGTTCTGTAACAGCAAGTATTCAAAGATATAATCCATCAACAACTATATGGGAAACTATCAACACTGTGAGCGGCACAGGCGGAGTACCATATGAAGTTTCTAATTCATACAACGAGACTTCGGCATCAGGTGCACAATATAGAGCAGTGTATGCGATTGCAGGAAACACAGGAACAATTACACTTGAACTTCAAGCATATTATGAGATACATGAAATAACAAATAATCCTGTGCTAAGAACTGAAAGTGCCACAGGCACATTAAGAACAAGAGATTTAGCACCATTGGGTACAAATGATATTGGTAGAGGAAGTGAGCCATATGATAATGTGTATGCAAATACATTCCACGGACACCTACAAGGAACCTTCGACGGTGACATAACAGGTTCTGTTTATTCAGATGATTCAACAGTATTAATAGATGCTACAAATGGAAAAATTATTGCTCCAACAGTAGCAGGTGATATTACAGTTGAAAGCGGACACATTGATTTAGATGACAATTACAAATTAAAATTAGGTACTGGTAATGATCTTGAAATATATCATGATGGAAATCATAATTGGATTGATGGAAGTCAAGGAGTCACAACTGCTAATACTTACATAAGGTTAGCCCCTGGAGCGGCAACACGTCTAATTGTTGATAACGGATCAAAGACAGCAATAGAAATTGTTCCTGATTCTTTAATAAGTTTAAATTACGCAGGATTCCAAAAACTTACTACTCAAGGTTATGGTTCAGAAACTACAGGTGAACACAGAGCAACAGATAGAATGAGAGCGCCAGAGTTTATTGGTGATTTATATGGATCAGTGTTTGGTCCAGACTCATCAGTCGTGATTGATAACAATGGTACTGTAATGGGTGAAGTTAACAATGCCCAAGTTACTACTGCTAACTTAGAAGCAGGCCTCTTTACTGACACCGTAGGTACAATTACCAACGGTAACATCACAGGCTTTAACAACGTAAGTGCAGTAAACTTTACAGGTAACTACACAGGTTCATTCTTTGACGATGGTAGCACAATGTTAATTGATGGTATGCGTGGACGTATCGTTGGCACTATTGATGCAGATACAAGTAGAGTAGGTCCATTAAATATTAATTCTGATACTTCAATTAAATTTAACAATGGTGTTGGTGTTGATGCCAATGGTAAACTTGTAAATGTAGCCAACGCGGCACAACCATTTACAATAGGCAGTCCGGTCACGTTTGAAAGAGAAGCACGTAGTTTCCCAGGCGCACAAGAAGTTATGTTGTACACAAACGTATCAACTGGAACATATGATATTGATACAACGGCTACACAGAATGTATATTGGAACCAACCAAGTGGTTCTCTTGTTGCTAACTTTACAGGACTTGAAACAAGTACACAAAGAGTAAGACGTGTAAGAATACACATTAAAACAAGTGGTACTGCTGTAATTCCTACAATGGAAGTAAATGGTGTTACACAGACTCCAACAGATTTAGGTACTGTTATAAGTAAAATTAATTCATTAAACATTTACGAATACACATTCTATAGAACACATACAAACGTATGGGAAATATATCGTAAACAGTTAGATGCTGGCAACCTTTCATTAGACTTAGGTGATGTTTTAGCAAACGGTAATACAACTACTTTAGGTATTAGTACAACTAATAAGATTAATGCAAACGAACTTGAGGTAAGTTTAAGTGGAACAGTGTATGGAAACTTTACTGCAACGTCTACTCCGGCGGCTGGATTCTTCACATTTAAAGACGGTGATTTACGTCTTGAATCAAATAATATTGTACACAATTCAGGAAATGCATATGTTCAATGGAAAAGTACAACACAAATGATGCCACAAACTACAACACCATCAGGAGTTACAGCATTTGATTTCACGGATACTGATACTCATTATGTGTATCAACCAGCGGCGGCATGGACACCTAATATAACAAACATACCTAACGTTGCTCAGAGAGTTACAAACATAAGATTCTTTGTTATACAAACTGCAACACCTTATATTCCAAGTTCATGTCAAGTTGACGGAGTTGCTCAAACAGTTGCTTGGCAAAACGGTGTTACACCTACAGGTACTGCAAGTGGTGTAGACTTTGTTCAACTTACAGTAATTCAAACTAATGCAGGACTGTCTCCTACATATGTTGTTATTGGACAGTCAAATAGTTATTCATAAGGATAAGTCATGTCCGCTACCTTAGACACTTTTGGACTTAATGTAGATAGGAAGAACGGTTTTCTATTATGTACTGCAAATAATGTCAACGATACAGATACCACTGGTAAACTAATTTACTTTCCTATAGGTGACTTAGGAAACCCACAAATAAAAACTTATACTAATACTTTTTTTGCAAGTGTCAACTGGATGGGCGATAAAGCAGTCGTAGGAAATTACGCAACAAATCCAATAGTTTACACCAGTAGAAATCCTAAACCAGATTTTAGTGCTTTACCTGGAAGATTTGTTGCAGGTAGCGAGGCACTAACAAATAATTTTCCATGGTATTGGAGTTATGCTGGAGGTCATTTAATTACTCACGGTATTAGAACATCGGCACAAGTTGGAACTACAGTTTACAGCACCAGCGATGGACACACATTCAGCAGTCAAACTATGAGTGGTGGATCAACCACAGGAGCATACACAAACTTTGTAGAAGTAAGAGATGCCAATGGCGATACAGCAGTAGGTACAATAAGATTAGATGGTGCTTATTGGCATAGAAGCCAAAAAAATAATGTTACAATGAGCGGCATTGGTTCGGCAGGTGGTTCTGCGTCAGGTGCTTTTGGAGGAACCGTATATGGTTTAACCGTGTGGCCAGGCAAAAACGGAGACGGTAGCGATAGATTATATATTTGTCGCGGAAATACTATAAGTCAAAAAAATAATGATCCTATTGCAAATGCTTGGAGTAATGCAATAACAACTATACCTGGAAATAATTTTGCACAATTTAGTTACAACATAAGATATCTAAAAGGTGTTGATCTATTATATTTGCCATCAGGTGTTTGGGGAGGTTCAGATGCTTGGTACAAGCCTTTGATAAGATATCACAATGGTACTGCTATGTTCATTGCATCATCAAGTGCTGTTGACGATCTTAATTTATTTTTAATGGACTTTGCAGGTGACGATGAAGGTAATATCATAGGAATAGGCAGAGCATGGGATAATGCTAACAGCACTTTCGGACCTACCACAGATTACATATACCTAAATGGACCTAACCACGGAGGCGGCAACTGGCAGGCTGGCACATTACCAACACCTGTAGATGTACTACCAGGAAGTCAACAACTTGTTTATTGTGGTATGGACTCACCAACTTATAGGGGATAACATGACAGTACAAGATGAATTACCAATTAGTAAAAAACAACAAGTAAAGGTGGACTTAGATAAGCCAGTTGATATAGGTGCTCCTATTGTTCCACAAGATCATGTTGATGAGAAACCACCATCAGCGCCAACTGATAATATGAAACCGACTACTTCTTAGAATTCTTTTTTGGATCTAATTGTTTGATATCGTCTTTGACTTCTTTGATATCAGTAAGTATTTTTTCAAATTGTTTATTTGTATTTGTAAGTAGATTGAATAAATCCTTGACAGCATAAATTACCCACCACCACCATGTAAATGCTACAATGGCAAATGATAATGCTATTCCACACACTATCCAATCAACCCATGTATCAACATCAAACGTAAGTGCAAGTATAAGTCCAACCAAGGCAGTGAGTGGAGCCACTTTACCTATCCATGACCAAAAATTGACCTGCTGGTCTGTCTTTAATTTATGAAAATATCTTAACACCGGCCTACCCTTGGATTATACCAAACTTGGACCAATTGCCAGGACTTCCTTCTCTTGTGCAAATCCAACCTACGTGTCCGTTTGGTACTGGTTCTGTATTCCAAACAATATCACCTTTTTTCCATAAACCATCTGATGGTGCGGTGTTACTATTTGCAAACTTCTTACCTTCAAACTTGATAGGACCTGCTACTTCAAAATTCAATGACGGATTAGATACACCAATACCTACTTTGCCAAACATTGAAATTTGTGTTTGTGTGTTTTCTGGTTGACCCATTCTTATATGTCCGTATGGTGAAATAGCAATTCTTGAAGTGCTATCTGTAATAATTTTTAGTTCACTTGTTGAATGTGTACCAAGTACTACAGTTTCACCTTGTGGATCAACGATAAATTCTGCTTGTTCACTGCTAATGCTTAACTGTCCATTAGGTGCTTCAGTTCCAATTGATAGACGCATAGCATCTCCGTCCCAGAACAAAAAGTCGTCAACAGTTAAGTTGCCGTCGACTACCAAGTTCTGTAAACGTCCAACTGTACGTAAACTTGAATTAATAATTGTTTCACCTAAAGTATTTGCAGTTAAAACAGGAGTGTTATCAATATTATAACTTGCATCTCTATGTAAATCAATTGGCTCGCTACTCCATAATCTTGATGGATTAGTTTGTAGAATAAAACTCTTTGCTCCGCCATCTGACTTCCATTGTAAACCTTTTCCAATTGGCGAGTCACCATTGCTTGAATCAAACACAAGTGAGTCACTGCGTTCTTGTCTGATGTCAGCGGTTAATTCATTTACGTGTAAACTGTTACATTCAAGATGACCGTCAACAGTCAATTGACCTGTAACTGTTGTATCACCTGAAATCTTATCTGCATTTACAGTATCTACAGTAATGCCATTGTTGTCAATAAGTAGGATTGTTCTGTTTGCTTGGTCTGTAATACCAGTGCTTCGGAACTGTGTGATCTTTCCGCCCTGAATTGCATTACCTGTTAACTGTCTATCCTCGATACGTTGTACCGGAACAATACGGTTAGCAATTACCTCAAGAGTATTACCGAGTTCAGCAAGACCCTTTTTTACCTGTTGTATTTCGTTATTATCAATGTCATTGTACTGCATATTAGTATTTATCTAACTGCCTTTAGAAGTATAGTATCCGGATTAATACGCCCATTTAGTTTAATGTCTACTGCATTGATTTCGTCTAAATATGTGTTAAGTTTACGTTTACCTGCGTCTTTAAATTCTTTTAATTTTTCTTCTGGTTTACGCAGGGTCTTTTGTATGCTTTTTTCTTCTGCAAACTGTGTGATTGTAGTACCCTTTACACTCAATCCAGTTCCTTCTCTTTCAGCACCAAGAGGATCAATAGTTGCCGCAACATATTTTCCTATCTTTCTTGTCTTAACATTAAAGACCCATAGTTCATTACACCCGATAATCTCAATTGGATTGATACTTGCAAGTTGAAACTTATCATCATTTATTGCAAACTTTAATTTTGCAATTAATTTTTCTTTACTCTTTGGTTGTTTCTTACGAGGCTTACGCATAGCCTTAGCAGTATCAATAAGAACATCTAATGCACCCATATACAATTCTAATGCACTTATTTTTTTCTTAATATCTGTTTTACTAAAACAAGCATATGCTTCTTTAAGTTGTGCCGCCCAATCTATTTCTTGTTCTGTAGCATCTGCCTTTAACACAGGCGGATCAACTACATCTTTTAGTTCTTTAATTTCAGGCAAATAATAATCTTTAATTTTACGTGCATGAGCCTGTGTTACTTTCATATCGTAAAAATGTTTTTTAAAATTAAAAGACTTGATATTAAACTTTGCAGGATCATCAAGCCAACTGTCTAACCAATCTTGAGGCTTTTCATCCATTATCCAAGCCTGTGCAGTAATACGTTCTTGAATACTTGGCACATGAGCATTCTTCTTTTTCTTTGCTTCTTCCTTGGCCTTTTCTTCTTCTGCACGAGCAAATGCGTCTGCTTTTTCTTTAAGTTCTTCTATCCATTTATTGATGTAACTACTTTGTGGTTTAACTTGACCCATAGTACCTGGAAGTTCATCCCAATATTTGTTATATGCTTCATGAGTATCTGGTCTACCTAATGTAGCCATTCTGCATAATGCGCCTATTGTACTATGAAATCTACTGTCTGGAATCTTTGTGAAGCCTGGAACTTCTTCTTTCCAACGTTCATTATTACGCATATATTCAATAACATATGCTTTGTAGTCTGAATTCTTTTTGTCTAATCTATAATAGTCATTTGCAACTGTTGATCTATTACTAAATTGTTGACCTGTAAGTTTATCAGCATCTTCCCAGGTAGGTTCTGTTTTTAAACCTTTGACTACTCTTCGAACGGGTTTCTTTTTTCTACGGGGGGTCAGTAAAGCCACTCTCAATTCTCCTTAAGTTTGTTTTATTATATATTAAAAAAAAATAAAGTCAACTGAAAATGGCTTTAAAGATTAGTTTTCTGCATTAGATGGGTCACCTAAAAAGAAGTACAAGATTTGGTTTTTGTTCTTAACCAACTGTGCTTTACCTTCTGCCCAGTTATTCTTTTGGAACTCTTTAGTGTCTTCAACCCAGTTATTCACTGCGTCTGGTCTTGAGTTCAACCAACTGTTAGCACTATTAATCTTGCTTTTAAGATTAAGTGTAAACGGTTTCTTCTCTGGTAACACCGTATTTTCATTTGAACTTACTCCTGTTGTAACCAACATAAGCAATCCTATTGATAAAAATACTGTCATTATCACTTTATACATATTATACCTCCTCTCTTTACTCGTGTTCACCACCAGGATCATTTTCTGGCATATAGACTTTCTTTGGATTACCATGCTTGTCATAATATAAAGTATAACCTCTGGCTCTTCCATAAGAATGATATCCACTACCAAATCTCCATGGTTGTTTTTCTGCAACTCTAAATGTTGCAACAGTGATTACTACCGCGGCAACAAATACCACGTGAGCAATAGCACTAATACTAAATGCTAATACACTGTTTGCAATTTGAAGTGCAAATACTGTTGACCACATGAAAGCAAGAACCTGCATTATCATATGTCGTACTTGTAAGTCAGGAATATGTCTCAGAGGATTTACTCTTGCATCCATGATACTATTCCAACTATCATATACAAATTGTCTCATTAAATTTTTTCTCCTGGCTCAAAGCCTCTAAAAGTTTTGAATCTTGGAAAACGCAAACTAAACGTTCCATCTTGATTCTGCGTGACAGCATCTGCTCTCACCTCAACAAGTTGTCCAATAATGCTATCACGGTCAGTCCAAAAACTGTCACGATTAGCATCACTAAACCCACTACCCACATTAACTTTGATATCTCTGCCATCATCTTGTCCAGCACAGATAAATGCTCCAAGTCTTCCTTCATTTCGTCCAGTTCCAACTTCAACATCCTTTACTTCCAAAGTTACTTCAATAAACGGTTTTGCTTTTAACCAAGCATGACTACGTTTACATTCGTATGGTGCGTCTGTATCCTTGATCATAACTCCTTCATAACCACCGTCTACAGCCGCTTTATTCAGCTCTACAAAGCGTCTTTCACCTTCTGTGGTACTAAGGTCTACATCTTCCCACTCCAGTGCTTGTACGTGCTTTAAAATGCTTTTATGTTGCTCTACCCAATGCTTGGTTGCAACACTTCTAAATGATTGTGGCTTGTCCCAACCACCTTCCAAAAACTTATCCAAAGGACACATATCGAATAAATGTAGAACTGCGTCTGTGGCATCTCCCCCACTTTTTCTATGTACCTGTTTCATAAGGTCTTGGAAATTTGCACTCATAACTTCTCCGTCCAATACCAAATCGTATGGAGCAGGATTGTCTTTAAGCACCTCTTCAATCTCAGCAATGATGTGTCCAAAGTTATGAAACTGTTTTCCATTACGACTAAACGTTTCTACTTTGTTGTTCTTAACTACTGCAAGAACTCTTACGCCATCAAGTTTAACTTCTATTTGCTTTTTACCTGTCATCTTCTTTTCATGGTTAGCACTATCATGAGCAAGTTGACAAGTAAACACAGGAATCTTATACTGTGGAAATTTCTTTGCAATTTTGTTTACAGTCTTTTCTGAAACTCCACAACGTAGATCCTTAATCAAAATTCTTCTATAAAAACCATTCCATTGTTCTGCGGTAGCGACACTCATTGTAAGTTCAATAGCATCTCTGGCCGCATGACCTGTTAGTTCTCTTGCGTGTAATTTTTCTGCAAGTTCTTTAAATATTTTCCATTCACAGCCTTGTGCTGATAATACTTCGTTTTCTGCTTTTGTAGGAACTTGCTTTACACCAAATGTATATAAAGGATCAAGTGCCATACGAACACCTTCAAAGAACTCATCAAGTCCTTCGTTCATTGCGTCTGTAAGTATTTGTTCTTTTGCGAGTCTTGAATTATCTGCTTCAAGTTTTGCGATTACTGCTTGTGGTTGTGTTCTCATTTGTGCCTCTCTTTTGCCTTATTATTACTATAATATACCATCTTTTAGGCTATTTGTCAAGAGATTTTTTACCAAAATCCTAATACCTTACCATTTCCTGCTATGATAAAAACACAAGTTAGTATGTGTAATACTATCCAAAATGTCCTCATTGCTAATGCACGTTTGACATCTGCTTGTGATATTGGTAGGAATTCTGGTTTGTCGTCATCATCAATTCCAATAGGCATACCTACTGTTCTTGCCCACATTTTTAAAAAACGTCTTTGTCCGCTCATACTGCTTCTTTCTTTGAAAGTATATATCCGTGATCAAGTTCTTCCCAGATAAGATTGTCACCTACGTCCCAACCTACTTGATCAAGACTTCCTACAGGAAATTCCAAATATAATTCTTTGGTTTTGCCATCTTGTTTTATTTGAACGATCCAACTATTTGGACCTGTTTGTTTTGGATAAGTCATTTACTGTCACCTTTGCTTACCTATATTTATTGGCCTGCCTGAGAGGATTCGAACCTCTGACCTCCGGTTCCGCAAACCGACGTTCTATCCAACTGAACTACAGGCAGATACTTTACAATACAACATAAAATCATATTTGTCAACCAGATATTTCAGCCAAAAAAATAGGCGACACAAAGGCCGCCTATTTAAGAAAGAAAATAACGTCAGCCTATTAGTTGTCTAATAAACCTTTTGCCATTGCTTTGTAGCCAGCACCAATTACTTTTCTTGGAGCCTTAGTACCCATTACGTATCTTGATACCATAGTACCTCTGCTATTTTTTCTTGTGTTTAAGAAAATTGGGTGACCCGCAAATCTTAATGCTTGGATAACCGCTTGTGGGTTACCTGCTTTATATCTGTTTTTGATATCAGCACTTGTAAGTGCTTTACCATCTACAAGAGCCGATAAAACTCTTTCTTGAATTGTAGTTGTTTTTGTAGTCATGCTACTCTCCTTTATTGATTTAATCAAGTATTAAGTGAGTTTCCTCATTTAACTTTTATAGTATAACAAAAATATGTAAGAAAGTCAAGTGTTTGTTTGCCAATTACACAGGAATGGTAAGCAATCTAATAAGTCCAACACCATCAATTGTAAAATATAAAACATATAACAACGTAAGACCAAAACTCTTTCTACTCATTGCACCGTATATCAAACACATTGCACTCAATTCCCACATGATGTATGACACAAGTAAGTTAGGTGTAGGCATAGTTGCCGCCATTACAATAGTTGCACCAATTCCTAAGATTAGGCCTGCAATTTCTGCTATGAATCGTTTTTTGTTGCTCTTCCAGTCTTCTCGAAAGAAACGTATCAGATGCTGTCGAATGTTCTCACGTTTCATACACTCTTCTTAGTAGTAAATGCAAACGTATCAATTTGTTTGTTATCATTTACCATAAAATATCTATCAAGGTGTGCTGGTACAATCAAAAGTCTACCTGCTTCACAAACAAATCTTTCGTCTGGAGCAGTATAGATGCTGACTGTCTTATTTGGTGGAACCATTATTGGATTTTTGTAAGGTGGATTAATAACGAATTTGGCATCGTCATAAAAACAATTTGCAATGTAATATCCTGTAAAGTTTCCTTTTGGATAATTTTGGATTTCACTTGTACCTGTATGTCGTTCATACCAACTCTCGTCAATCTCATACAGGTCTACTCCATGTTCTTGGGAGTATGCTTTGATACAGTCGTTGATACTGTTCTTAAGAATTAATAATTCATTAGCATCGAATACATCTTTATCTGTTTCAAACTCTGTAAGTTCTTTGTCAATGTATTTTTTGACTTTAGGTTCTTCCGCAGGATGATATAATCTTAAATCATACATTCCTACACAAGTAGGAAAGATACTAAAATATTCACTGTCGTTTAATGAATCTGTTTGGTGGTGCATAATATATCTCCTATACTTTACTTATGTCTGGTGCCGGCACACGGATTCGAACCGCGGACCTACTGATTACAAATCAGTTGCTCTACCAACTGAGCTATGCCGGCTTCTTTACTTCTTGCACTCTGTCGTATCTAAATGAACGCCAGCCATTTGCATTGGTATCCCATACTGTAATTAGTCCTTCTTTTACAGGTTCACTATCAGTTTTGGGGTGATTCTCTTTAGGAATAATATCGAAACTTTTTGTGCAAGTCATAATTCGCTTGTCACCGTCAAGTTTAAGAAACGTTACTTCAAGTAGTTCTTTTCTAAGTTGGGCATTTAATTCTTCTTGGGTAGGAATACCCTTCATGTTTGCAATTTCTTGTTTAATATCCATATTACTCTCCAAATGCTATTTGTTCGAACCAACGATCTGCAATTTGCAAATGACTCTTTGGCCCTGGGTGTTGATGATCTCTTGCATGATCTATTTCTACTTCTTTAGGATTAATTTGTGCAACACTTTCAGTTGGTAGTGTTTGCTTAATTATTTCGTTAGTTTCTCTACCCCAACTCCATACACTTATCATACTATCGTTAATGTTTGATATATCGTTGAGCCAATTTAAATAATTAATTGTTCTATGTATTTCTAATTCTTCCCAATAGTTTCTAATATATGCCATGTGATCTGGATTAGACTCATCAAGGCCAGAGCCTATAATCATGTTCGTATGTTGCCATTCTTTTTCATATTGAGGCCAACAAAATCTGCTATAGTCAGGTAATAAGAACAATGCTTTATCAAACCCTATCAATCTTTCAGCAACACTATAACATTTAACAATGTTATCAATGCTACTCCCAACCATGCCAAAATTCATTATGTCATAGTCTGGAAAATAACTTTTTAAATGAGTAGTATAGATATCTTTTTCATCTACACCTACACCAAATGTGCAACTGTCACCAAACACTGCAATACGTACTTTTCTGCTTAGGTCAAGATTCCAATCGCCTCTAAAGCCATACTCATTAATGTTATAACGTGTAGGACCATTAGGGTCTACATTCCATTCTTCACTGTCTTTGAATGGTCCGCATGTAAAAGACTTGTTAGGTTTGTACTCCGGACAAGTTAACATATACTCGTGAAACTTTACAAGGTCGTGCTTGTCGTTCATCAGTGCTGGACTTAACTGTGATAGATTGTCTATGCCGTCCATAAAATATTACCTTGTTTGTCTTGTTTCACTT